TACTTCATCTATATTCTCATATAAAGGACAAAATGTTTTAATTAAAAATAAACTTGGTTCTAATCAGTTACAAATACTAGATCTTAATGACAGTGTTAAAGTTACTAATATCGGTACATATGATTCGGCTAAGGGGTTAATAACATTATCAGGGTTAAATGTGGAACTTTCCACTAATCTTAAAATGTATGTTGTTCCTGCTAATCAAAGTACATTGGTTCCTTTACGAAACTATATTCTATCATTAGATGAATCTAGATTGAGTGTTATGGGATATACTGAAACAGTAAACAGTAAGGCAGTATTATAATGTTAAACGTTCGTCTGAATAGTCCAAGATTAAACACAAGATTTCACGCGAGCGAAGTAACTCAACTATTACCTGAGTTCTTTGCTCAGGACTATCCATTATTAGTAAAGTTTTTAGATTACTATTATGAACACTCAGGTGAAAGTAATTCTGGGTCATTCGAACACCAAATCAAAACATTATTTGATATTAGAGATATTACTTCAACTACATTAGAAACGTTAGATCTTATATTAGGTGAAGTGGGTAATGGGTTACAACATACTTCATTCGCTCAGAATCCTAAATTGATGGTCAAGTTAATTTCAGACTTTTATAGAGCAAAGGGTTCTCAAATATCAGCTGAACAGTTCTTCAATTCTTTCTTTGCTGAAGACGTTGAGATTACATATCCAAAAAGAGATATGTTTATTTTAAACGATTCTAAGATAGGTTCTAGAAGTTTAAAATATATTACAGATAATAAGAAATATCAAATATTTTCTATCGCAATTAAAACTGGATTATCGTTAAAAGATTATGAAGCGTTATATCGCAAGTTTGTACACCCTGCTGGTTTTTACTTAGCATCTGAAGTTTCTAGTATCGGTCATGCTGACATTGAAGTGAAAGCTGGTGATACAATTGATCCGTTAGAAGATCCTAATTATCCTATTGAATTATTAAGTTCAGTTGAGTCTAAAATAACACCTTCTTGGACATTGTTGGTCATCGAAGAAACTGATCCAGTAGATACAGGACTTATGATTAGTTCCATTCCTTTACTACAAGATTATATGAACGAAACGTTTGAAGGGTTAATGACTCAAGGTTACCTAACATTATATGATTTAGCGGACCTAAATACACCAGCTACAATAGACGCAACTACTACTAATTTACCAACGTTTGACCAAGACGGACACTTATAGGAAGCAACAATGGCAATTCAACCAATCAATATAGGTAATGCTGCTAATGACGGTCAAGGTGATACACTAAGACAAGTCGGTATAAAAATCAACGAGAACTTTCAGTTTTTAAATCAATTGATTTCTGCTGGCGGTAGTGGTACAATAGACTTAGATGTATTACAAGGTTTAATTTCTCAAAGTGTTTCGTTAGAACTTCAAAATGTATTAGATTCAGATTATAGTTCAAGAATCAATACCAATGAAGCAAAGATAGCGAATCACGATAATATCCTTATTGATTTACAAGACCAAATACAAAACGGTGGTACTGGTGGTTCAGTACTCAACTCTGTTAATATTATTTTATATAAATCATCAAACGAAAAGGTTCTACCTGTAAGTGAAGATATCGCTGTTGATCTAGTATATTCTTTTGAAACTAATACGTTAGATCCTGTTCAAGGTGGGTCTGAACCTGATGGTTGGCAATTCTTAATACCAGAATCAGGTAGATATGTACACGCAGTTCAAGTATCAATATTCAGCGGTGAACCTACTAAAACTATATTCGCTGCTAACTGGTCGTCCCCTATCGTATTATTTGACCGTGGAGTTGAAAACTTACAAGTAGATATAATCGCGAGTAATGGTAATATATTCAGAAACGACCAAGGTGAAACTGAATTATCAGCGTTTATAACAAATAACGATATTGAAATATCAGAAATAGATTACAGTAAATATGATTATGAATGGTTAAAAGGTGGTACAGAATTGGTTTGTATCAATCCTAATACCAAAAGAGTTTCTCATATTAACGGTAATATAGTCACGGTCGACGAAACGGGTTCATGTCCTTTAGGATATGGAGTTCCAGCGTCGACAAAAGAACTAAATACATTCACTGGTTCAGACTTAAAAAGCATTCTAATCGAAGCGCAAGCAGTACCAAATAATGGTACGTTGCCTTTACAACTCAAAATCAATGACAAACAAGAGGATTAACCATGGCAATTCGCACAGCAACAGCTGCCATAACACTAACAGACTTAGCGGACGGACAAAGTTCCGTATCAGCATTTCTAACTAATGAGAACCATACATTCGCAGCAAATGATGCTGGCGTTGTTTCTGATGCCACACGACGTGACTTTTCATGTTCTGTAAAGGTGTTTGTTGGTGGTTCTGAACAACAATTTACAACTTCATCGCCTTCTGCTGGACAATTCACTATTGGTTCTATTGCTGCGGTAAGCGGTTGGGAATTCTTAGTATCACAAACTAACGGTTTTGATATCGGTGGTGGCGTAACTAAAGACGCTGGTGTAATTTACACTGACGCTGTTGGTACTCCTACTTCTGCTGTTATCATTGTACCTATTACATATAATAACAATGGTACAACTGGTTCTTTCAACTTAGAACTATCTGTTAACCGTATTCAAGACGGTGCTGGTGGTACAGTAATTAAGATGGTTCCATCTAGTCAAATGTTCTCTGCTAATGCTGACGGTGTATTAAATGGTAGTCAAGCATCTAGTACAATCTTATTTGACATTGCTGGTAATCCAGGCGAATTAGCGTATGAAACCTCTTTGAATGGTGCACCTTTTGTTGCTCAAACAGCAACGTCAACTGACGCTGGTGGCATTTCTGGTTTTGACACTGACGCTTCAGGCGCATTCTCTACTGGTACATTACCGAATAACTTAGTATCTAACTCACGTCTTCAAATTTCTCCATCTAACTTAGGTGATGGTGCTGAAACATTATCTGTACGTGTTGTTGGTGAACAAGGTAAAGATGCGGTAACATTCGCTAAAGTACGTTCAGGTCGCGCAGCAATTTACGTTGAAGTAACTGCTAACGGTCCTACAGTATTCCGTAACAATTCTGGTGATCCAGTAACATTAACCGCAAGTGTGTTTGACGCAAACGACGGTAGTCAATTAACTGATGGTGTTGGTGGTGTTTCAATCGCATATGATTGGGAATGGGTAACTGGCGAACAAGTATACGTAGGTGCTAGTGATTTAGAAGTACAAACTGATGCTTCAGGTACACCTTCTACTTCAGGTCGTGCTGCTAATGGCGTCGCTTTCAATACAAGTCAAGTAATTGTTGGACCTTCAGATATTCCTGATACAGGTGTTCCAATTAGTATTCGTTGTGTTGCTACTGTAACTACACCATAATAAAGGATTTATCGTATGCCAACTATTACTGCTTCTGCTTCAATAACATTTACTGATGTAAGTGATGCTGTTGGTTATGAATATATCTACTCAAGAACAGTCGCGTCTATAACTGATGCGACTGATTTCCTACCTTCTCAACTACCTAGTAATAACTGGACTTATGGCAATCCTTCTCCTAACGGAAGTGTTGATGGTATTTCTTGGACTACTTTTGGTGAGAATGTCAGTCAAACCTTTCCTATTCTTTGGGAATGTCGACGTGTTATAGTCGGTAATCCATATGATGGCGAGAGTATTCCTGCTCAATGGGAAGATCCTACTATCGTTGGTATTGCTGGTATAGACGGTGTTGTTGGTCCTACTGGTCCTCGTGGCGCTACTGGCCCACGCGGTTCTCAAGGTATCCAAGGGTTAACTGGTATTCAGGGTACTATCGGACCACGTGGTCTTACGGGTACGCAAGGTCCTATCGGGACTCAAGGACCAAAAGGTTCTCAAGGTATCCAAGGTCCAACTGGACAACAAGGTCCAACTGGTATTCAAGGACCTGATGGTACTCAGGGTATCCAAGGTGTCACTGGTATTCAGGGACCGACTGGCCCACAGGGTACACAAGGTCCAAAAGGTACACAGGGAACCCAAGGTCCACAAGGAACTCAAGGTCCACAGGGTACACAGGGTCCGAAGGGAACACAGGGTATTCAAGGACCAACTGGTATTCAAGGTCCAACTGGACCACAAGGCACACAGGGCATTCAGGGTACACAAGGTATTCAAGGCGTAACTGGTCCTCGTGGTACTCAGGGTCCAAAAGGCACACAGGGTATTCAAGGAACTCAAGGTACACAGGGTCCTCAAGGAACACAAGGTCCTCGTGGTACTCAGGGTCCAAAAGGCACACAGGGTATTCAAGGTCCAACTGGACCACAGGGTACCCAAGGACCAAAAGGTACTCAAGGTATTCAAGGAACGCAAGGTCTAACTGGACCTAGAGGAACGCAAGGTCCAAAAGGTACTCAAGGTCCAAAAGGTACTCAAGGTATTCAAGGTCCTAGTGGTAGTGACGGTCCTACAGGTATCCAAGGACCTACAGGTATCCAAGGTCCATCTGGTCCACGGGGTACTAGAGGTGCTACTGGTCCTAGAGGAACTCGAGGTATTGAAGGTCCTGTTGGTACAATTGGTCCACAGGGTACAATTGGTCCATCGGGTCCACAAGGACCACAGGGTACTAGAGGCCCGCAGGGAACGCAAGGTCCAAAAGGAACAATTGGCCCGCAAGGTAGTCAAGGTCCTAGAGGTTCTGTAGGTCCACAAGGAACACAAGGTCCACGTGGTGTAACTGGTATCCAAGGTTCCCAAGGTCCTAGAGGTTCTGTAGGTCCGTCTGGTCCTAGAGGTGTTACTGGTATTCAAGGTTCTCAAGGTCCCAAAGGTACGATTGGACCACAAGGACCATCTGGCCCTAGAGGTGTTACTGGTTCTCAAGGTCCTCAAGGTACACAGGGACCTAGAGGGACACAGGGACCGCGCGGTGTTACTGGTATTCAAGGTTCTCAGGGACCACAAGGTACTAGAGGTCCGCAGGGTACGCAAGGTCCTAGAGGTGTTACTGGTATTCAAGGTTCTCAAGGTCCACAAGGTACGCAAGGACCTAGAGGAACGCAAGGGCCACGTGGTGTAACTGGTATTCAAGGAACTCAAGGTACACAGGGACCTAGAGGTACACAAGGTCCACAGGGTACTATTGGTCCACGTGGTAGTCAAGGTACAAGAGGTCCACAGGGTACACAGGGTCCACAGGGTACTATTGGTCCACGCGGTAGTCAAGGTCCTAGAGGAACGCAAGGTCTACGAGGTCCATCTGGTCCACGTGGTATAACTGGTTTACAAGGAACACAGGGACCACGTGGTTCTCAGGGTCCGAGAGGTTCTGTTGGTGATCGAGGTTCTAAAGGGCCTACTGGTACAATTGGTCCATCTGGTCCAGCTGGTTCTGCTGGTAATGCGATCGTATTTGATACTGACGCCACTATCAATGCTGATACTGGTTCAAGTTCTAAATCAGATCTGATCCGTCAGTTTAGAGGAGAAGACATTCTACTCAAAAATGATACATATTGGCATATACAAACTGGTCGAGTGTTCCAATATCAAGGTGCTGATTACTCTGGTACGGGTGATAAGACATTCACTGAAGTTACTACTAACTCGGGTGGTATATTGAATCTGAATGGTCTTAGAAATACTGCTGCTTCTGGTGCTAGGATTGAGTTCCAAGGAGATAATATTCAAATATATGACGCTGGGGGTAAACTCAGGGTTAAATTGGGTAATTTATAACTGACTTAGAAAGGCGCTATATATTAGCGTCTTTTTTTATAAGGTTATATCATGAGTAAACGCACACCATTAATGTATCACGATGGCGACAACTGGAAGTTCTTTGAGTCATATGTCAAAGAGAATATGAACGTTGGTATATTCGTCGGTGGTGGACCATCTTTAAATAAAATCGATATTTCAAAACTAACTGGTGCTGGTAAAACGGTAGTCGGTGTCAACACAACTTATCCTAAAGTGAGGCCTGATATATGGGTCGGTATGGACGAACCTTCATGTTACAACGAACACGTCTATAAAGAATCTTTTATGAAAATCACAAGAGGTGGTTTACAGAATCGTATTCTGGACGGACATAAATTATCAGAATACCCGTTTGTTTATTTTGGAAACATGTTAGATTCTAAAGATCCAATGGACGTCTTCACTTGTTCGGAACCAGAAAGTGAAAACATTATATGGGAGAAAAATGTATTCTCTACTACAATGAATATAATGTTACATATGGGGTTCAAAAAGATATACCTTGCTGGCGTAGACTTTGAGGTTTCTGAGGGTAGTTACTTTGATGATAGGGAAATGACGAAAGACCAAGATGCTTGGAATATGAATCTATACAATCACCTATATCATTATCTTGATTGGTTCGCTAAAGAATGTAAGAAACGTGGTGTTGAAGTATACTCTATTAGTCCCGATTCTAAAATAAACGATTTAGTACCTTATATAGATTTAGATGAACTTAACGATTCTATACATTTACCACCTAAAACTCTATTACACCACTCATCCGCATTCTTCACAGATCACTTAGTATCTGATGATTATATGAATACGTTGAAAAAAGAACATAGTACAGAACATTGGGGTACTAGTGCTGGGTCTATGGTAGATACGTTACATGATTGGTTGAAACGTAATAATGCGAAAGAAGTTATCGACTATGGATGTGGTTCAAGTAGTTTTAAAAGCAACTTACCTGATGATGCTGACTATACCGTATATGAGTATGATCCAGGCATACCAGGAAAGGAAGGATTACATACACCTAAAGACTTCTTAATATCAATTGACGTACTCGAACACGTAGAACCAGAACTGATAGATAATGTTATCCAACAAATCGCATCTAGTATAAAGGTACAAGGTTACTTAACTATCGCGATGTATCCAGCTATGCGTATTCTACAAGACGGTAGAAACGCACACTTAATCGTAGAAGAAATGCCTTGGTGGGTAGAGAAACTATCAAAATATCTAGATATTATTAGCATTAAAAAGACTAATGGTCAATTAGATGTCATAGCCGAACCTAAAAAGTGAAATACTCCTGTTAAAACCAGTATAAATAACTTTATATAATTTTAACAGGAATATGTAATAATGTCAGCGATTGTTAGACAGTCTATTAGTAAAGAGTTATCGAAACAGTTTCTCGATGATATACTAGGACAAGAGAACAACTATTATATTGGTATAGGTAAATCAGACGTCTTTAATATAGAAGACACTGTAATCGATCCTATTGATTCACTTCTTGAAGAACGTGAGTTTCGTCACAATCTACAGTCTATAAAGTCTGTTGAAGGTGCGACTTATGTGACTCGTAGATATAACTGGAACTCTGGTACCAAATACAAAGGTTGGACAGACAGCAGTGATTTACAACAAGATAGATTCTATGTGTTGAATAGCGCAAAGGAAGTTTATATTTGTTTAGAACAAGGTATGAGTCAAACTGGCGAAGTTAATGTGTCTACAGTAGAACCTAATTATGCGTTACACGCACCAAGAGATGTTGACAATCATGTTATGCACTGGGAACCGTTCACTACTGGAGACGGTTACACGTGGAAATTCTTATATTCATTAACACCTGAAACAATCTTTCAATTCCTTTCATCGAATTATATTCCTGTACATATTCCTGAAAGTGATTTAGCGACTGGTGATGCGATTGAAGATTTACAATTTGTCGTAAAACAAAATGCTGTTTCTGGTCAAGTACTTCGTTGTGAAATTATAGACAAAGGTTATGGATATTCTGAAGCACCTATCGTTACAATTAAAGGTGACGGAACTGGCGCTACAGCAATCGCATATGTTACAAATGGTCACTTAACTAAAATAGAAATGACATCTTACGGTTCTGGTTATACACACGCTACTGTAGAAATTACAGGTGACGGTGTGAATGCTGCTGTTCGTCCAATTGTTAGTCCTATTCAAGGTATTGGGTTTGATGCCGTTTCTGATTTAAAAACAAGTTCTATATTACTTACCATTAAACCTGATGGTGAAGAAGACGGTACATTTATCGTAGAAAACGAATTTAGACAAATCGGTCTTATTAAAAACCCATTGACTCCAGAAGGTGTTAAAACTACAGAAACTTCTTTGAAAGTTTTACCTAAGATGACATTAGTAGATTCTTCACCTTTCTCTTCGGGTAAACATATCGTAGGTTCTCAGTCTGGCGCTATAGCATTCGTAGACGAATCATACGATAATATAGTTCACTTCCATCAAAACGAGAGTACTGGATTCGTAGATTTCATTCAAGGTGAGGTTATTACTCAAACTGGTGTTGTCCTTACGGGTACGGTGTCTGAAGTGACTCGAACACAAAGTATAGATAGATTCACTGGTGATGTATTATATATTGAAAATCGTCACAGAATAAGACGCGATGCCGAACAACAAGAAGACATAAAAGTTGTAATTACAATTTAGGATTGATTGATGACTAATTTTACTAATAAAACATTCAAAGAAACATACCGCGACTTTTATAACGCGGAAGACGGTTATCATAAAGTTCTATTCAATGCTGGTCGTGCGTTACAAGCGCGAGAGTTGAATGAATCTCAAACTATCATTCAAGAAGAACTTTCTCGTTTAGGTCGTAACTTATTCCGCGAGGGTGCGCTTGTGAAAGCAGGTGGCGCGATGATTGACAATGCGAGAGAATATGTACGCATTGATGCGGTAAGTGCGTTACCAGAAGATCTTGACATCTTAGTCGGTAAAGTATATACTAATACAGCTGGAGTAGAATTCCAAGTACTAGAAGTTCTAGAATCGACAGAAACAGATCCAACTACATTGTATGTAAAATACACAAACACGACAGGCGCTGTAGACAACAGTGTAAGCGCACGTGTTGGTAGTGGTGAGGTTATCTTATCATCTGATTCTTCATACCCACTGACAGTCGCTCCAGACGGTGTCGTACCTGCTAGTGGTCTAGGTACTAAGGTATCAGTAAACGAAAGTGAGTTCTTTATTCTAGGTCACTTTGTACACGTTTCAGCAACAAGTTTATACGTCTCAAAGTATAGTTCTACTCCTACAGTAGACTTTGGTTTTAAAGTAGAACAATTAATTATCACAGAAGGCGAAGATCCTAGTCTGTATGATAATCAAGGTGATGTACCTAATATCTCATCTCCAGGCGCTCACCGTTATAAAATTAAATTAACTCCAACTACACGTGATACTATTGACACTGAAGATAACTTCGTATATGTGTGTCGTATCGTAGATGGTGTTATAACTAGAGATAATGAAACTAATGATGCGTATAACGTTTTAAACGATTTACTTGCTACACGTACTAAAGAAGAATCTGGTGATTATGTAGCAAAAGAATTCAAAGCAATCTTTACGGATAAAGATTCAACTTCTTTACAATTAGAAGTAACTGAAGGAACAGCATATGTAGACGGTTATCGTTTGAACTTTGGTGATACATTTATTGATGTACCGAAGTCACAAGATACAACTCTTATTAACAACGGTAGTACACCAGCAACATATGGTAACTACGTTGAGTTCGATCCACTGTTGAGTAAAGGTCTATCTACAATCGCCACTTTTGGTGAAGTAGAATTAAAGGACGAAAACGGAACGGTACTTGGTACAGCGTTCACTCGTGGTATCGAGACTTATGGTAGTTCATTCCGTTTATTCTTATTTAATATCAAAATGGAAAGCGGTATGAGTTTCCGTGATACTGTAGCAATAACAGCACAAGATACTCTATACACTTTATCTGAAACACCTGCTCAGTTATATGGTTCAACAGATAATAGTTTATTATTCCCGTTACCAGACGGACGTCCTGAGTCTATCTCGGATATGAACTATGTTGCTCAGTTTGTTAAAACTGGAGAGTCACCAGACGCATCTGGTAAGTTAACAGTACCTAATAACATTGATGCTTCGTATCCAGTTATTATATCTGACGGTACTAATATAAGCACATATGATCCAGTTACCGATACTGTAGCTGCTGGTAACTATGATATGGTATACTGGCAACAAGAAGAAAACCCACAGTTACGTCAAAAAGTATTGACCGAAGTAACTGAAAGTGGTTTACAGATTGTTGAAGCAGAAGGTTCGGTTGGTCCGCTATATAATAGAACTACGTTTGGTACTTATTGGCAAGTAGAACAAAATATAAGCGGTGAACGCGTTTACTTATGGTGGGGCGGAGTTCTATTGGCTACATTTAGTAGCGTGACAGGTTTCACATCTTTCACAGTAAATGGCGCAATCTATACTCGCGGAGACTTTCAAGTACAAGAAAGTCAATACACTTTCTACGAAATCACTAAGACTCCAATTGTATCTGCTTCATCTGGTGTTTTAAATTTACCGTACAATGACGGTATCGAATTACTAAGCGTTACTGACCAAGACGGGAATGACCTAACAGGTTCATTTGACTTCGATGGTGGTCAACGCGATAACTTTTATGATAATATAAAACTGACACTTCGTCAAGGTTTATCTTTATCTAACGATCGTACTTTAACAGTTACATTAACTCACTTCGCACACACTTCAGGTAAATACTTCAGTGTTGCGTCATATGATGGTAATGATTTAACGTTCGATCAAATCCCTAAACATACTCTTGCGAGTGGTGAGAAAGTAGCGTTGAGTGATGTACTTGACTTTAGACCGACTATGGAAATAGATACGGTAAATGGTACATATCAAACTAACGTTTCAGGTATTAATCCATTACCTCGCAGCAATAGTATTATTTCCGCAGACGTCAACTATTACTTACCACGTATAGACACATTAGTCGCAAATACAGTGGATAGTAGAGGTCGTAAAGGACTTGGTGAGTTACAACTCATTCAAGGCGAACCTTCGTTGACTCCACGCGCACCAAGCATTCCGACTGGATCTATGGCATTATTCAACTTCGCGTTGAATCCGTATACTGTAGACGCCAGCGATTTATCAACTACAGAAATTCCTAACAAACGATTCACAATGAAAGATATCGCTAACTTGGAAGAACGTGTTGAAGATCTTTATGAATTAACGACATTAAGTCTATTAGAAGCTAATACAAATTCTTTGAATATATTAGATGAAAATGGAAACAACAGAACCAAAGCAGGATTTATTGCTGATAACTTCAGTTCATTATTCTTCGCTGATGTTGAGAATCCAAACTTCCGCGCTTCATTAGACTTAGAAAATGGTGAGTTACGTCCATCTTTCCGCGAACACTCAGTTCGTTTGAAGACGGGTACTGGTACGACAGCACAAAAACAAGGTGACTTGGCTGTACTACCTTATACACATCATTCGTTAGTTTCACAAACGGTTGCTTCAGGTGCTTTAAATATTAACCCTTTCGAGGTCATTACTCAGACTGGTCACTTAACTTTATCGCCAGCAAGCGACGAATGGGTGGAAGTCAACCGTTTGCCTCCTTTATTACAAACGACTGTACGTCGTACATTTACGAATAACCTTGCTACTACAGCAGGTTCTGGTATTCGTACAAGACGTGTACGTAGAACTATTCAAGAATTCTTAGGTGATAGAATCTTAGATGTTGAAATCATTCCATTTATGCGTTCACGTCGAATCAGTTTTAAAGTAAAAGGTTTACGTCCTAATACTAAGATGTTCCCATTCTTCGGTACAAAAAATGTATCTGATTGGGTACGTCAAGAAACAACGTTCACTAACTTCTCGGATGATCCTGTAGAATATGGTAGTGAATATGCGACTGCTTCACAACATCCATTTGGTGGTCCGACTGAATTAGTAACAAATGAGAAAGGCGAATTAATTGGTTCATTCTTCTTACCGAATACTTCTTCTGTAAGTTTCCGAACTGGTACTCAACGTTTAGAGTTATTAGATATTAATTCACATGATGTTAATAACGCTATTTGTAAAGCACGTGCGAACTATACTTCCACTGGAACTATCGAGACTGTACAGAATACAATTAGAACTACACGTTTAGTAGAAGATATCCTAGAACGTTACGATCCGCTTGCTCAAACATTCTTTATTGACCAAGTTGAGAATCCTAATGGACTGTTCTTATCTAAAGTCAAAGTGTATGTCGAAAGTAAAGACAATGTAATTCCGATGCAGGTTCAAATACGTCCAGTATTAAATGGTATCCCAACTACTCAGTTAGTACCAGGATCTGTTAAGTTTGTTGATCCAGAAGATATTAACGTTACACCTTTAACGGAAACGACTTCACTCGAGTCAGTACAAAACAATGGTACAGAAATCGAATTCGATGAACCTGTATACTTAACTGCTGGTCAAGAATATGCGATTGTATTACTTGCTGAGTCTATTAACTATAATGTCTATGTTGCTGAAACATATGCGTTCTTAATTGGCGCGAACCAAGAAGCGCGTGTAAGTAAACAACCTACATTAGGTACATTGTTTATGTCTCAGAACGGTTCTACTTGGACTCCTGACCAAACACGCGACTTAATGTTTGAACTGTATCGCGCTGAGTTTGAACCTTCTGCTACGGTTGAACTAGTTAACACAGTGATTCCTAAGAAGTCTTTGATTCCAAACCCTATCTCAGTGGATAAAGATTCTACTATAGTATTCATCAATCATCAAGGTCATGGATTTATTTCTAATGACTCTGTAACGATTACAGGTGTGACTGAAGATATCGGTGGTATTCCTGCTGAAAGTTTCAATGGTACTCATACAGTACTGAATGTCACTTGGGAAGGATATGTGATTAACACTTCTATCGTTGCTACATCATCTGCGGTAGGTGGTGGTGATACTGTCGTTGCTGCTGAACAAGTAATGTATGATGAGTTCGTACCACAAGTTGGTAACATCGCTCCTACAGATACTACAGTAACAGCAACAGTGATTCAGACTAAAGGTGCTTCATACGGTGGAGATCGTAACAACCCTGTCGCGAATAGCGCATACTCAACTATGAGCGAGAAACAAGTATTCTTAAATGATACTAATACAAATGACGTTCCTGCTCTAGTAACTAATAATAGTACAGTTAAATTTAATGTTCAATTGTCTACTATGGATTCTAAGGTATCGCCTGTAATCGACTTACAACGTGTGTCTATGTTAGCATTAGAAAACGTTATTGATGAAAATGATGCTGCTCAACATATTACGACTCCTGTTGTAGTTGAAGATTCTTCGGTGGGTGTTAAAATTATCTTTGGTGCGAATCGTCCGAAAGGTTCAGAACTTGAAGTCTATATTAAGACTGCGACTGATGATGCTACGTTGACAACAGCAACTTGGAAATTAGTTGAGATTGATGCTGACATCCCTGCTGATGATAACACGACAACCTTTAGAGAATATTCATATACTGAAGAAACAGAACCATTTACAATATTCCAAGTTAAGATTGTTATGAAAACAAACAACTCGTCTAAGTCTCCAGTAATTACAGACTTACGTACGATAGCATTGGCGGTATAATATGAATTCTCGATTTCAGAAAGTGAAAGGACATAGTAACCTGATGCGCGATAAGCGCACAGGTGCTATACTAAATATGAATAGAAGCGAGATCGATCAAGCGCGTCGAGTCAAACAAACCAAATTAAAAGAACAAGAAAGAATCGAAAATTTAGAGAAAGAGATGGGTGAAATAAAAACCCTTCTCGCTCAAATAGCGGAGAAACTATAAATGAGCATTGATAACTTACAAGTCATTAATTTAGCAGATAATATCAATGCTGCTGTTGATAAGATTAACGAGAACTTTGACCTAACAAAAGTCGAAATGAATAATATCACGAATTATATTGATTCGGGTGTTATCGGTGATATTATTAGTAGTAACTTTATTAATATTATAGATTCGGATACTATCAAGTATATTGAAAATAATATCGTATTAGAAGGTCAGTTTGATTCTAACCAGATAGTAAATGCTGTCGCGAACAGTTCACTTGGCGCTCGTATCGATAGTATTGATGGTGGGTATGTTATTTTAGCAGAACAACTCACGCAATTGGGTGTTGATTATGTTAATTTAGAATCTGGTACTACTGCGAATGCGAGTGCTATTTCAAATCTGACAACTTCTATTACTTCTACTGATAGCGCATTGACTGTTTTATCGCAAGACTTGGTTGATTTAGGAGCAACGCTTGCTGGTAATATTCAAATAGATTCTGACTTAATAGTACAGGCGGTCGGTGGCGCGTTAAGCGATTTATCTACTCAGATTACATTAACCGACAGTTCAGTAAGTGTTATCTCACAAGACTTGACACAACTATCCGCAGACCTAACTTTATTAGATAGTAACTTACAACAACAAATTTCTATTAGTGCTGATGTTGAGCAACAATTGATAGCAAGAGTTGACGCGACTGATAGTAGTCTTTCTGCTTTATCGGGTGAGTTCAATTCGTTTGAGGTTAGATTCGATAGTGCGCTTGCTGATGGTCTAACTATTACTCCAGAAGAAGTATCATCTGCTGTTGGTGGAATTACTGACGACTTATATTCTCGTATCCACGCTAACAGTGATTCTATTACAGTAATTTCTGCCGACTATACCGAATTAAATGCTAGACTAGTATTATTAGATAGTGATGTTGTGGCAAATGGTACAGCGGTATCATTATTAGAAACAAGAGTATCATTTACAGAAAGTGATTTAAGTGTTATCAGCGAAGATGTAGTATCATTAAATGCTACATTAGAAGGCACTCCTTGGGAGAGTGATGTTGATAGTGCGGTATCAACTGCTGAACAAAGATTAGATGCGCGTATTGATGCTGACTCGGAGAAACTTGAAGCGACATCATTATTCGCAATTAATTTAGAATCTCGTCTAGATAGTAGTGATTCATTATTCGCAACTGCGACTCAAAGTCTACAAACTCAAGTGAATAGTTTAGGTGAGGTTGAAGCGTCGTATACATTAAACTTAAATGCTAATGGTCACGTTGCTGGTATAGAATTTGGTAATGACGGTACGACTGCTGATATGACAATTATCGCGGATAAGTTTGGTATTGTAAACGCGACTAATAATGCGGTTAAACCATTTACAGTAGACGGTGATCAAGTATTATTGTCGAATGCTACGGTTACTGGTCAACTAAATATAAGTTCTACAGGGAACAACGGTTCCATGACAATGACTAATGACGTGATGGAAATATTTGATGGTTCAAACAACCTGAGAGTAAGATTCGGTCGTTTGGCGTAAGGATTAAATAATGGCAGATTATACTTTATCTTTTTCAAAAACTTTGAGTTTTGCTGGTAATTATACCAATTCTTTTGCTGGCAACTACATAGGCACGTACACAAAAACACGTACACCTACAAGACAATCAGCATTTATCAAGGACTATACTGTAACTAGAGTATCGGCAAATGATATAACGCGCAGCAGTTCATATATCGGTTATTATACTAGTGCATTCACCACTAACGTAGAAAAGAACTCTACTAGAGATAATATTCAAGAAACTAACCGAGTTTTTTACACGGAAACATATGTTAGAAACGGTACGTCTGTTCGAAGTTTCACTAACACAGTTACAAAATATTTCACGGGAAGTACTATAGTATATTATGGTACATCTTTTATTAGAACTTCTACGTACACTAGAGAAGAAGCGAGTATAACATTTACTTCTCCTACTTATAGTGGAACGATTGAACAATAGAGATTAATTATGCCCGCTAATTATTTCGTAGGGACTGTTTCACGGTCTAGTACATTAACCTTTGTTGGTACAGGTTCGTCCGCTGTATTTACTAGAAGTCGTGCTGCTGATTTTACTACTAGTAGATATTCGTCTTACACTAGAAAGATTTATCGTAATGCGATTGAAGGAAGTAGTGCCATATTCACCACGACATATGTCGGTGATTATATTGGCGACTTTACTAAGTATCGATACAGCGCATATGCGGGCAATTATAGTCGTGACTTTATTGGTGACTACAGTCGTAGTTTTACGAGAAGTCGAGCGAGTTCTTTTAGTCGAGACTTTATTGGTAATTACACGCGCTCAGTAGATAAAACCTTTATAGGTGATTATTCTCGTGAATTCATCGGTGAATCCACAAGAGTATCTTCGTACACCCGTACGCTTTCTGGTGGTTCGGGTGAAGGACCTACATATACTGCGACAGCATCTGATGCTGATTATGGTTTAATTGTTTATGGACCTGATGGTGTAACTGAAATAATTAACCCACAAACTAGGGTTATAAATATTGCGTACTATGCTAATGTATCTGTATCAGGTAATTCATCAACAACTGTCACTATTGATGATGTTGGTGATCCTACTAAAGTTATGGTGTCATTTGTAACTCCTCAAAGAGGCATGACTTTATCTGCGTCAGGTAATACATTAACAGTAACCAATACATTTAGTTACAATAGAAATCCAACAATTCTAGCAATAAGGTTATAACAATGTCGTATGGATTAATAGTAAAATCATTTGATGCTGGCGGTAATGAAATCATACAGATAGATACAACTAAAGGATTGACTAATTACGTTGTTGTTCGCGCTGGAACTGGAAGTTCGATTGCTGTTGGAACATTCGTTGGTAAAAATAGAAGAATATTTGTCAGACCTAAAAGAGACGCGAGCGGTAATTACTTACCCGTCGAAACATTTACAACTGGTACAATAACAAATTACGATTTAGCAATCCTTGCTGGTACACATACTTCTTCTACCATTAAATTCGTTACAACGGATGAAGATTTATATTATGAAGATGGTATGTCTTGGTATTCAGCACATTCACCCGTACAAGTTGACTACATTGTTATGGAAGATGTTACAGGTGTCGATCCCGTTGGTGACTATGGATTACAAACATTGAGTGCTGGCGGAGAATCTGCGTTTGATTCTAGAAAGATTAAATTTAATAATACTATTCAAATAGATTCAATCATTCCTCCAGGCGCACTTGGTGGCGCAGCAGGAACAACGGATGTTATCAGTAACGATTCGAATAAATATATTGAAATAAGTTGGTCTTGGTGGGATAGTATAGGTACTAAAGCAGGTCTTCAAGTAAGAGGTGGAACTAAACAAATTAGACACTTAGATATTGAAGACGACGAATATATACCTGGAAGTGGTGATATAAATTATCCGCCTAACTTTTACGATAACTATGCTGCCATAATGATAGCAACTAATTAACAAGAGGAAATTTTAAAATGAGTAAAGTAGTAAAATATGTTGCTACAATTGAGGAAAGTACTGGTAGAATACTCAGTGTTGAATTTCCTCAAGTATCACTACCACCTGAACAAAGTAAAGATGGTCTAATTACAGTACATGTTACCGAAGATAATATGCCCGAAGGTTTTATGGGTATTGGTTTTAACCCATCATTATACTTTTGGGATGGTTCAGAATTCTTTCACGTAGGAACACCACCTAACAGACACGCTATATACAATGGTACTGATTGGGAATGGGATGCTGACGCATTTATGTCAGATATCAAAGTTTTACGTAATCGTAAGATTGCTGCGACTGATTGGACTCAAACTGCTGATGCTCCGTTAACAGACGAACAAGTTGCTGCGTATCGGTTATACCGTCAATCATTACGTGACTTCCCTGCTACTTTAGACAATCCATCATCTCTTGATGAACTAGAATGGCCAGTCAAACCATAATCTAAGATAGGGAGTCTCTGTACTCCCTTTACTATTCTCCCCTTTTCTATAGAAATATTATATCACATAATTCTATTTCTGTCAACTTATTTTTTCTCTTTACTTCACACACTAAATAGAGTATAATCACTGGACGTATATGTTTGGTGGTTACAAACTATATAAATAAACGCATCCTATTAACAAATTAAAAAAGAGAGCGATTAAAGTGTCAGCATCGAGTATCCCTTTAAAAATATACAATTCGAATGGTGACCTCAAGGAATTCACTCCGCTAGAAGAAAATTATCTGGCATATGCAGTGGGACAAGCAATGTTGAACCCTACAGACGTAGGTGCTCTATCATTGACTTCAGGTAATCCAGTCGGTTCATATGTAGATTCATTCTTCAATGAAGCGTCAGGTACTCACCCTGCATCTCAGATTACTTCTGGAACCACAACCACTACCTTAAAGCAAGTGGTTGGTCCAGCATCTGAAAGCGGTATAAACATTCCTGTAGGTTATTACGCCGAAGGAGCAAGTCCAGGTTTCTACGAAATGGTAGACGCAGACTTGACTAACTTATGTAATCGTGTTCTTGGTAATATGGTCGAGAATGACTATATTGGTACGTACAAACTATCTTCATCATCTCCTGGTTCAGATTATGCCATTTTCATCGAAAATGTATTTACTGATACTCGTGGTGATGGAAACGCTACCAATTATCATATCTGGATCCGTACAGCAATGTCTGTTATCGGTCCAACTCGTCCAGTCAAAATTCGTTACGACAACGGTAGTTTTGACGGTTTCCAAGAAATGACGGACGCTGAGATCCAAGATGTATTGGGTCAACGCATTAAAACTTTACGTGCCACAGCAGGCAACATCGGGTCATATCAATTACGGTCAAGTGTACAAGGTGCACCGACTGACGCTGGTGTTTGGAAAGCTGTAGGTACTGCGTTTAATACGCAAAGAACTACTTCGCAAATTGACTACACTCGTACACGTAACTCATCTTACGTTCGCGCACGTGTATCAACTTACGCACGTACACGTAGTTCATCATTCTCACGTGTTTCTACACGTACAACACATCAAGATTTCATTGGTGATTACGTTGGTAATTACACACGTGATTTTGCGGGCAATTATTCACGCGGTTTCGCTGGAGAATATGTCGGTGACTTCATTGGTAATTATATAAGAACTCGTGTATCTTCTTATACAAGAGATCGTCTACAAGCATTTACTGGTACATTCAGTGGTGTTTATTCTCGCGCTCGTGTATCAGTTTATACTCGTAATCGTATCACTGACTTTACTGGTTACTTTACACGCACACGTCCTTCGAGTTATGCTCGTGGTCGAGTATCTGCTTACGCTGGTACATATGCGCGTAATCGTGTTTCTGTTTATACAGGTACATATGCTCGTAACCGTATTTCAACATATACAGGTACTTACTCACGCGCTCGCGTATCTACATACACTGGTAACTATGCCCGTGATTTCGTAGGTAACTATGCTCGTTCGTTTGTTGGTAACTATACTGGTGAGTTCTCACGTACTCGTAACAGTACTTTCACAGGTACTTACTCACGTACACGTGTTTCAACTTACGTCGGTAATTATGCTCGAGATTTCGTAGGTAACTATTCACGAAACTTTGCTGGTAACTACACTGGTGAATTTACACGTACACGTAACAGCACCTTTGCTGGTACATACGGTAGAACTCGTGTATCTGCTTATACTGGTACTTACGCAAGAGACTTCGTAGGAAACTACGCTCGTGGGTTTACAGGTAATTACTCGCGCAACTTTACCCGTGGTCGTGTATCAACTTACACTGGTACTTACGCAAGAACTCGTGTATCTTCTTACTCAGGTAACTACGCAAGAGACTTCGTAGGAAACTACGCTCGTGGATTCGTAGGTAATTATTCTCGTAACTTTACTCGTTCAAGAGTTTCTGCTTACGCTGGTACTTACTCAAGAACTCGTGTATCTGCTTATGCTGGTACATATTCGCGTAACCGTATTTCAACTTACTCGGGTACTTACTCAAGAACTCGTGTATCTGCTTATGCTGCGGATTATACTCGCGTTCGCGCTACCAACTTCACACGCGATCGTGTAACTAACTTTGCTGGTATCTATACTCGTGCTCGTGTATCAACTTATGCTCGTACTCGTATTACAGATTTTGCTGGTAACTTCATTGGCAACTATTCTCGTGGGTTTGTAGGTGACTATGCTCGTGGGTTCGTTGGTAACTACGCTCGTGGATTTGCTGGCAATTTCGTCGGTAACTATGCCCGTACTTCTACACGTACTTCAGCAAGAACTCGTTACAGTGCTTATGCTCGTACACGTGCTGCTTCTTACGTAGGAAACTACTCAAGAAACTTTGCTGGCGAATATACAGGTAACTATTCTGGTGCTTATGCGACAACATTTACTGGCGACTTCGCAGGTAACTATGCTCGTGGATATGCTGGTGAATATACAGGTAACTATTCTGGTGCTTATGCCCGTGATTTCGTCGGTGACTTCGCTGGTAATTATGCCCGTGCTTTCGCAGGTGACTTCGCTGGTAATTATGTTGGCAACTACGCTCGCGACTTCGTAGGTGACTTTGTTGGTAATTATGCTCGTGGATATGCTGGTGACTTCGCAGGCGATTTCGTAGGTAACTACGCAAGAACTTCTACACGTAATTCTATACGTAACCGTTACAGTGCTTATGCTCGTACATCAACGCGTACACGTTATAGTGCTTATGCTCGTACAAGTACACGTACTTCTACGCGTACATTAACATATACTCGTGCGTTATATTACGCAGGAGACTTTGTTGGTAACTATGCGAGAACTCGCATAACAGACTATACAACTACACCAACGTATGCTCGTGATCGTGCTTACTATCCAACATATACACGTGATCGTACTGTAGCATATGCTATAAGTCCTTCGTATACTCGTGGTCGTGTTTACTATCCTAACTATACTCGTACTCGTACTGCTTCTTATGTCGGTGACTATGCCCGTACTGCTTATTACACTGGTAACTATGCTCGTACATTGTATTACACTGGTAACTATGCCCGTACATATTACTACACTGGTAACTATGCCCGTACATATTACTATACTGGTAACTATGCTCGTACATTAACATACACTGGTAACTTTGTTGGTGATTACGCTCGTACTGGTTATTACACTGGTAACTATGCTCGTACTGGTTACTATACTGGTAATTTCGTTCGACATAATGTAGGTTATTCTCGTACACTATACTTTACTACTCCTCAAGGTTGGGGTGGCGATCCTGGTGTGCCGAGTACGGTAACTAATTACTTTGTCGGTACTGGAGATTTCACGCGTACTTCTACACGTACTTTAGCGTATGCCCGTACTTCTACGCGTACATTAGTATACACTAGAACTCGTGCTACTAACTATACAGTAAGTCCAGCGTATGCTCGTGACCGTGCTTACTATCCAACGTATGCTCGTGACCGTGCTTATTATCCGACGTATACTCGTGACCGTGCTTACTATCCAACGTATGCTCGTGACCGTGCTTACTATCCGACGTATACTCGTACTCGTGCTGCTTCTTATGTCGGTGACTACGCAAGAACATCGTACTATACTGGTAACTATGCTCGCACGTTATATTACGTAGGTAACTTCGTTGGTAACTATGCTCGTACATTGTATTACACTGGTAACTATGCTCGTACATTAGTATATGCTGGAAACTTTGTTGGCGAATACGCTCGTACATCTACACGTACACGTACTGCTACTGGTTACTACACGCGTACTGGTTACTATGCTGGCGACTTTGTTGGTGATTACGCTCGTGGATATGCTGGTGACTTTGTTGGTAACTACGCAAGAAACTTTGTTGGTGACTTCGCTGGTAACTTTGTTGGTGAATACGCTCGTACATCTACACGTACTTCTACAAGAACTCGTTACAGCGCTTATGCTCGTACTCGTGTAACTAACTATGTTGGTGACTTTACACGTACATCTACTCGTACAAGTACTCGTACTCGTTACAGTGCTTATGCTCGTACTCGTGTAACTAACTATGTCGGTAACTTCGTTGGTGCTTATACTCGCGTATCTAACCGTACACGTTACAGTGCTTATACTCGTACACGTATTACAGATTATGTTGGTGACTTCGTTGGCGCTTATACTCGCGTATCTAACCGCACACGTGTTTCTGCTTATGCCCGTACACGTAACGCGTCTTACGTTGGTAATTACGCTCGTGCTTTCGCAGGTAACTACGCTGGTGACTTTGTTGGTGAATACACTCGTACTTCAGCAAGAACTCGTTACAGTGCTTATGCTCGTACACGAATTTCTACTTACGCTCGTACTCGTAACTCAGCATATGCTCGTGATCGTGTAACTACGTTTACTGGTGATTTTGTTGGTAACTACGCAAGAACGTTTACTGGAAATTACGCACGTAACTTCGCTGGTAACTTTATTGGTGATTATGTCGGTAACTTTACAGGTAATTACGTCGGTAACTATAACCGTGGATTCGTAGGTGAATATACGGGTACATATTCTAGAGGTTTCTCTGGTCAATATGCTGGTACTTACTCTCGCGGTTTCGTAGGTGAATATGCTGGTACTTACACTCGTGCCTTTGCGGGCAACTATGCTGGCGCGTTTACACGTACACGTGTTTCTGCTTATACTCGTTCACGTCCAAGTTCATATGCTGGTACTTACACTCGCGGTTTCGTAGGTGAATACACTGGTACATATGCGACTACGTTTACTGGTAACTATGCTAACTCGTATAGTCGTAATCGTATCTCGACATATTCTAGAACTCGTCCAAGTTCGTACTCAGGTACTTACTCGCGTAACTTCGCTGGCGAATATACTGGAACATATGCTAGTGATTATATCGGTAACTACTCGCGCGACTTCACTCGTTCGCGTAACAGTGCTTATGCTCGTACACGCGTATCTACATACGCTGGTAACTATGCTCGCGACTTTATCGGTGAATATACTGGAGTTTATGCTCGCGATTACGTAGGTAATTACTCACGTAACTTCTTACGTACACGTTTTGAGTATTACTCACGTACACGTGGTTCAGCATATGCTGGCACATATACTCGTGCGTTTGCTGGTGAATATACTGGTACATACAACCGTGGTTTCGCTGGTGAATATACTGGTACATACAACCGTGGGTTTGCTGGTGAATATACTGGTACATACAACAGAACGTTTACTGGTGATTATGCTCGCGATTACGTAGGAAACTACGCTCGTGACTTTGCTGGCGACTTCGCTGGTAATTACTCAAGAACGTTTGCTGGCGATTACACAGGTAACTATCAACGTGATTTCGTTGGTAACTTCGTTGGTAACTATACTCGCGACTTTATCGGTGAATATACACGTAACTCGGTAAACACGTTCTCAAGAGTTCGCGTATCTGCTTACTCGCGTTTACGTACAAGTGCTTACACAGATAACTATGCGCGTACACGTGTATCAAGTTATGCTGGTAACTACACTGGCGACTATGTCGGTGAGTTTGTAGGTAACTATGCTCGCGATTACGTAGGTAACTACTCACGTGCGTTTATCGGTAACTATGTTGGTTTGACAATCAATCCAACGTTCTCAATTGTTGAGACTTACACGTTATATGTAAGAGTTGCTTAAAATACTTGACATAGGTCAATTATTAAAGTAATATATGAGGGTCAGGGAAGATCCTCTTTTATTTAATGACTATATACTTTTGCTTGAAATGAATTAAACTGGAGAAATATTAATGAGTTACAGAAAATGGTTAGACAATGCGTTTTGGGAAGATGAAACTAAATCCCAAGTGAATTGTATTTTAGAAATGGAAGACGACGTCGGTCGTGTTACTCGTCAAGTTATGAAACTAAATCGTTTAGATAAAGACGGTAACGAAAACGAATTATTTAATGAAGTTGTTGATTCTGTCACTGAAGAACTAATCGACAAAGAAACTAATGATCGTGTTGAACGCAAGAAAGCGGAACAAGACGAACATAGACAACGTGAACTCGAACACGAGAAAGCACGAAAATTAGAAAAACTTTTCAACTACAAGCTAGAAGCATTTGAAGTTGAAGAGATTAAGAATTCCAAGAACAGAAAGCTGAAAGGTAAATTGCGTCGTGCTAAGTCACGAATCGAAGTAGATCTATATTCTATCATGATCCTTCAAGAGCAACTAGAGGCAGATTCGAATGGAAAAGACTAAAGGTTTTGTTATCGTTGCGTCTCATAAACGCAACTTTTATTTGTATGCGCTGAATTTAGCTGAGTCTATTCGCGATTTTTATGAACCCGAAGAAGAATGTAATATCTGTTTAGTTACAGAAGAACGTTTTATCGACGACCGTGGTTATGATGTTGCTGATGAAGTAATCTTTTGTGATGATCACTATCGTTCTAAATTATGGGGTATGGCCAAGTCTCCTTACGACTTAACTATGTACATTGACGCTGACATGGAATGTGAGCATGAAGATATTATTAAAGTATGGGATGAGATGAAAGACTATGATATGGTCTACTCTGAACTTACTGATGACCGTGACTACATTTACGCGGAACGTGATTTTGATACACCAGAAGGTAAATCTAAATTTACTCTATGTGGTGGTGTTTGTTTATATGATATGAGCAAACCAATCGTCCGTGAATTTATGGATGACTGGTGGGACTTAACATATCGTCAAATGAACGATACTTGGTGGCCAGATGGTTACGCTGATTCACTTAAATCTTGGGATCAGTTTTCATTATGGTGGCTTACCGAGAAAGAAGAAAAATATAAAGACCTTAAAATCGGAATCTTTGATGATGATTTAAGGTGGAACTACTATAACGCTTTTAACTGGGCAAGAACTCAGCCAAAAGATCCTGTCATTTTACGACACTTTTCGGCTGGTCTAGACAAGGATAAACCGATCGTATGACACAGATTAATGACCAATATTTAAAACATGTTGAGGTAAATAATCCTGAACTGTTAGAAATCCTAAACGAGTATGCTAAATTACATACTATTGAAGGGTTCGAAAAAAACTGCCACTTGACCGCAAAAGAACATGCGCGTCAACGTCCTCATTGGATGGGCGAAGAATATCGTAAAGAAGTGATGGGTCAAGGTCCAGCACATGAAGGCTTTCCTGATATGATCGTTGGGTACAATTTTAAACTCGCTGATAGATCTCATACGTTTTTTGAACGTGATGCTGATCCTGTCTTTAAGCGCGACTTGACACATAAGTTGAGTGACCTAAATGGCAAGATGATGAATTTCTTATCTGTCAAGCATAATGCGTTATGTGCCGTCTATCCTCCAGGTGGTTTCATTTCTTGGCATAGTAACCATAATGCTCCTGGGTATAATCTGATATTCTCATATTCAGAAACAGGTGATGGTCACTTCTCTTATGTTCATCCTGAAACTAAAGAAGTTGTTAAATGCGAAGACGCTGTAGGTAAGTGGACTTGTAAAGCAGCATACTTTGGTTCTTGGACTGAACAAGATAAAGTTTTATATCATGCTGCTGAAACAGATTGTTGGCGTGTCACAGTTTCTTACGTATTTGATATGTCTGAAACTTCTGATGAATTACGCGAAATGATCCTAGAAGACATCTCTTCTCCAGTATAAAGAAGAAACTTAGTTAAATAGTCATCTTCTCTAGTTTATAACTCGTATAAATATATTAAATTATATTGTAACGGGAATTAATTAGGAAGATGGCTACTTACGAAGATTTCTCAATTTCACAAGGCTCAGATGTTGCCTTTCAATTAGAGTTGACCGAAGCTGATGGTTCAACTAAAAATCTTACAGGTCACACAGTAGAAGCGAAAATGAAAAAATCATTTAACGCTGATGTTGATAACACCATTGTATTCGACGCTATTGTCTCGCAACCAGCGACAGACGGTATCGTAGTCCTTGCCCTTACAAACGAACAAACTGATGAATTATCTACTCGCGGTAGATACGTATACGATGTCGAGTTAGCGTACGAAGATAGTGACGGTAACGTAATTGTTGAACGTATTTTAGAAGGTAAGATTAAAGTCACACCTTCTGTAACAAGGTAATGTAATGCCAATCAGAAGAGTTTCGAAATCTAATACAACAACAACGCATATAATTGACGGTGTTTCTACAGGTAATAACACAAAAGTAAAACGTGTTACGCTTGGACGTCCTGTCAAACGCGTTATTGCTGATAATGGAAACTTAGTTAATTTAAATGATGTCGACGCCTATGCTGCCGAGGATGGTGATGTATTGGTTTGGAGCGACGAAACAGAAAACTGGGTAGCACAAAAACTACTTGATAAACAAATTATTAATGGGGGTCAGTACTAATGGCATCAATAATTAGAATAAAACGTTCCGGCGTACAGGGAAATCCCTCGATACTCGGACAAGGTGAATTAGCATATTCGTATTTTAACGGTGCTGGTGGTGATAGATTATATATCGGTACTGGTGCTGAAGTCAATGGCGACGCAGTCAATCATGAAGTCATTGGTGGTAAGTATTTCGTCAACCTATTAGGTGGCGAAGGTGATGCTCCTTTTGGGACACTGACTCCTAATACTGCCGTAATCGTTGATGCGGATGGTAAAATCAACGAATTTAAAGTTGATGACTTAGTATTTGACGGTAATGTCATCTCGACTACTGCTGGTGATATTGTATTCACTCCTGCTGAAGGTCAAAACATTGACGTCAGTGGTACGCGAATCACTAACCTTGCTAGTCCAGTAGATCCTTCTGATGCTGTTACTAAACAATATGTAGATGAATTTGTAACTGACGCTATCGCCCCTACAGGCGTCGAAGCAGGTTCTTACGGGTCTCAAACTCAGATCCCTACATTTACCGTAGATTCTGATGGTCGTCTGTCTGAAGCAGGTACAGTAGACGTAGCGACTAATCTTACAGTAAATGGCGACTCTATATCTTTATTAGATTCAGACTTAACATTTACTGGTTCTGATAACATTGACGTAACATATGACTCCTTAACAAATACTGTTAACGTTGCGTTACAAACTGATGTCACTGAATTAACAAATCTAGAAGTTGGTAACTTAAAATTAGAAGGTAATACACTTTCTTCTACCGACTCTTCAAATACCTTATACTTAGATCCTGCTCCGACTGACTCGGACGGTGGTACATTAATTGTACGTGGTGACTTAGTTGTTCAAGGTACACAAACAATAATTAACTCGACTGTAATGTCGGTTAATGACCTTACACTTACTTTAGCAGACGAAGCGGCAACTCCTGCTGAAGCGGACGGTGCTGGTATATACATTGCTGGTGCTGATGCTAGTTTAGTATATGATGCTGCCAATGACGTATTAGACTTAAATAAAGGTCTAAACGTAACTGCTCCATTTAGTATTAATGGCGTAGGAATCAACCAAGTAATTGATTCTGAAGTTGCTGACTTATTAACTGCTGGCGAAGGTATCGATTTAGTATATAATGATGCGAACAATGAATTAACTATTTCTGCGGAATTAGCAACCACTACTAATGTGGGTGTTGCGTCTTTCGATTCAGATCAGTTTATTGTTACTGCTGGTGCGACTACTATCTACCAAATTGACGGTGGAACGTACTAATTTCTAATATATAAATAATCTTGAATACTTTATATAAAGTTGAGATTATGTATAATATATGATTATACGATATTAGATATCCCCTTATATAAGGGTTGAATGAAGAGGAAGCCAACATTGGCACGTAATGTAGATATTAGGTTAAGACGTTCTTCCGTATCAGGAAACGTCCCTACCATAGAACAGTTAAACCTCGGTGAGTTGGCAGTCAACACCGCTGATGGTAAACTGTATCTTAAAAAGAAATTTGATGGTATCGAACAAGTCATTGAAGTGGGCGCTGATGCTCGATCTGGTCTTGTCAGTACATTCAATACATATATCTACACGTCAGATGGTACGTTACAGAACGTAACTGGCGCAGACGACTATGGCAACTTCCTTTCATACGACCTTTCTTCACCTCGAAGAATCCAAGTATATCTGAATGGTGTCTTGTTACACCAAGGCATCGACTACACTGCTGCTGATGGCGAGACTATTAGTTTTGTTTATCCTATTGACGAAGGTCAAGTCGTTCAGATTGCTGCCTATAACTCTGATGGTGCGTCTATCGACGCAGACTTGATACTTGATGACGGTTTTTCATTTACAGTCGGTACAGACGAAGAGACGAAGTTATACCACAACGGTTCTAACACGATTTTAAAACATATGGCGTATGGTGACAATACGTTCAAGATGATGTGGCGAGATTCGGACCGTTTGGTTATGGGTGAAGATGGTGTTGCGATTACTGGACATCTTACAATCAACGGCAATGAAGTCGTTACTGATTCTGATGTACTTGTTTTAATAAACGGTGAAGTTACTCAACAATACGTTGAAGACCTTAATATCGCAGCGAGTTCTGTATCTTATATTCCCGATAGTGCTGG